AGGAAGTTAGTGGTTGAGCCGGTTGTGTTGATATTAGCAACATTACCGACAGCATTCAGTTTCCCCTTATCTGCTGCGCTCATTGCACCGGCTGCAATAGTCGTTGCGTCACTAATTGATATAACAGGAGTCGTTGTGCCAGTTGCAACAGAAATCGGTGCCGTCCCTGTTACGCTTGTCACCGTTCCTGTTGGGGCGTTTACCCACTCAACATCGCTGGCAGCAGAGTTGACTCGCAACACTCTAAGCGAGTTTCCAATATATGACGGCAATATTTTAGCTCTTGCGCCACTGGCCGTGGTTGCCTCTGTGCCACCCATAGTCAGCGGCAAAGTCCCAGACGTTAAAACGCCACCTGTGCTATCAGTAAACACAGCGGAATTAGCCGTGAAGGATGTTTGATTAGTGCCGCCACGGAATATTGGAAGCGTTCCAGTAACCAATGTGGTATTAAGCGCAACCTGACCCCATGCAGGAGTGGGGCCACCCAGCAATACCCTATCATTGGCTGCTGACGGGGTGATCAGTCCAACATTAGTCGGCGTGGACGCATACAGGAGGCTTCCTTCGATATATGGAGAACCCGTACCGTACCCTGTGCCGCCTTGTGTGGCTGGAAGAATAATACCGGATGCGAATCCAATAGCTCTACCGCCAATGTCAATATTCCAAGGGGTAACACTGGTTACATTTGAGCCGTCACGCGCAGCCGCACCAATCGAGTTATAAGAAACGGTTACGTCAGTTAGACCACGCCATGATCCACCGGGGCTTATACCAGCGCCACTAGCGCTAAAGGACAGCGTATTAGGGGTTCCAGCCTCAATACTTATATTGGCTGATCCATTAAACGCCACGCCGTTAATGGTTCTAGCGGTTGCTAGGATTGTCGCTGTTCCAGCATTCCCTGTACAGGTAGCTGCGGTTGTTGCGTTCTGGACTGTAGTCGCACCAATAGCGCCGACTATATCAGCGGCGTTGGCCGTCGATATAGCGCTAGTTCCGTTACCCTTGAGGATGCCTGTAATCGTGCTTACGCCTAAGCCGCCATTCGAGACAGTCACAGGGGTTGCAAGTGAGAACTGAGAGCCTATTAGATTCAGGCCTGTACCGGCTGTATATGACGCGGATGCACCAAATAGCGCGAATCTTATCTCATCAACACCTAGTACACCGCTAGAGGGGATTGTAGCCGCCCACGTGCTGCTAGCGTTGACAGTACCGTTAGTGATGAATACCGTTGCGCCGTACAGTTCGCTCCATGTGTCAGCGTCGGCTGTTCTGGTCCACGGACCACCAGAAACGGCCAAGTAGATGCCGTTAGTTGCAGGTGAACCCTGATCCTTAACTAGCACTCGATCAAGGTTATTAAGCGCAACACCGTCAACCGTTTGCAAACCAGAAAGGGTGATGTTGCCCGTTGTAGCCGCCCGACACGCGGTCTTGATCTTCAGGCCGGTAGCAGCCGCGTCCACATAGGCTTTATTAGCGCCATCAGTGCCAATGGTGGGGGATGCGACATTAAGAATCCGGTTAGAACCCACATTCAGGTTGCCGGTCATGGCGATACTGCCATCCGCTGCAACAGCACCCACGTCACTCGCTGTTAGAGTGTCCCAAATAGGCGCTAGAGCGCCCTGAGAGCGCAGATATTGCCCGCTTAGACCGTTGGTGACATAGCTAGTGGTGTTAACGCCTGACTGATACAGGAGGTTTCCAGCGACCCCGCCTAAGACAGCGTTAGCAGTACCGGCTGTCCCAGCAGCCGGGACTGAATTGCTCCAAAAAGGAGCAGAGAGGCCACCGGAGACTAGCACTTGACCGGGAGTACCAGCAGGAACAAACGAGGTGCTATTGAGATCAGCCTGATATGGAAGTTGACCCAAGCCACCGCCACCGATATTGGTGGCCTGTGCTGAAAACGAGGAAAATGGGATAGTATTGACCCATGTCGGCGGGAGAGTACCGTTAGAAGACAGTACATATCCAACGGGGCCAGCCGTAGTAAACGCCGTGTTATTAGAGGATGACTGATAAGGGATGGTACCGGCAGATCCACCATAAAGGTTATTAGCGGATTCTGATACTAGACCCGTGATACTGGCCGCTGTAAAGCTTAGAGATAACCCAGATTCGTTACCATCACCATCCAGCACTTTCTTCAGGTCAGCGCTTAGCCCCCCATCAATCTGTAATAGGTTGCTGTATGTTTGGTTCTGATATAACGGACCGAGATTAGCCATAATACTTACTCTGAAAAATAATTAAGCGTCAACAGGCTCAACAGGAGGAACTAGGTTAGCCCCATCATCACGAGCCATCGCCCTGTTAATGTAGTCTGAGAATAGCGCTTCATGCACCGTCGCCACAGGGATCGTTTCGCCCGTCAGCTCTAGCGTTTCCGGGTCGCGCAGTTCGATGATGCCGAGCGGGTCGATGGTATAGCCCAGCGTGCTGACCGTCTGTTTGATCTGTTCATCGTTGAGGTTAATCACCTGCTCTTCGTCGTACCGCACCGTCGGCAGTTCGCCCAGTGGGTTCAGAATGAGAATTTGGTACGCCCGTTGCCATGCGACACCGGATACGTCAGTTTCTTTGTAATCGGCCATTAGTTAATCCTCTGTTTGAGTGATTCGATTTCGGCGTGGAGTTCTTTAATTGCCGCTACTAACAGCGGAATGGTTCCAGAATAGTCCAATCCAAGTTTTCCATCTGTCATTCTTGGGGTTGCTTCAGGAAGGACTTTCTCAACATCTTGTGCGATCAGGAACGGTCGGCGCACATCGGGGCTGTCCGTGTTATACCTACCTATAACTGAGCGTAATGTGTCAACCTTACTTACTGCACTTTCAATAGGTTCGATGATACTTTTTTCAGTCTCATCAGAAAGCGTAGTCCATACTACTGCGCCAGATAGTAATTCAACGCCATTGGTTTTTGCCCGCATTTGTATCGGGCCATCGTTATTAGCAAAATACCACGGTCCTGTTTTGTACTTAACAATATCTGCTGATGTGGTCCCTGTCCCTGACGAAAGGTAAGTTATAAATCGTTGAATAACACCCGCGCTTGATCCATTTGTTTCGTTGCTAATATCAAAATAAGTCAATGCGTCTTGGTTTTTTTGTACGCTAAGTCTAGCCCCCGGCGAACTCGTCCCGATCCCGACATTCCCGCTACTATTTACTACCAACGAGTTCGCTGTCGTGGGGTCGAGGCTGATGGCGCTGCCGATGGTGACAACGCCGGTTGTACTAATCCTGACCCGCTCACTGCCTCCTGTGTAAAAGGTTAGGGGGAGGAAAATGCCTGTTCCTGTCAAACCACAAGTCAAGCGTATGTCTGTTGTTGTAAACGCTAACAAACTGAATGTGCTGGCATTGCCTGGGTCGCTGCTGTTGTATCCAGCAAACCCAGATAACTGCCCTGTGCCCTTTGGAATGGCTGGAACAACAGTAATGCCATCAGTTGTACTTGTCTGAAATGCCACCCTATTAGCAATCGTCGCATTACTAAAATCGCCCGTGATGCGGGCGCCGGTGCCTGAGAAAACAAGGTTAGTGCCGACAGTCGTCGTGCTGGAAGATGAAAGCGTGGTGAATGCGCCCGCCGCAGGGGATGAGCCGCCGATAGCAGGAGGCGAGGCGAGGTAGTCGCTAAACCCAGCACCTGACACTGTTGAGCTTGCTGACAGTGTAGTGAATGACCCAGATGCACCACTAATGGCACCGCCCGTAATAGATACGCTGTTAGCGTTCTGCGTTGCGAGAGTTCCTAGCTCTAAGCTAGTGCGACCAGTCGCTGCAACCAGTCCAGTCGCACCACCATCCCACTTTAACCGATCAGCATAGGCTGTATCCCAATTGGCTTGGGAGGCATTGGTGGGGAGAGAATAACCAGACGTGTATGTAATCGCTAGGGTTCCAGACGTGGTAATAGGGGACCCGCTCACTGTGAGTCCAGTCGGTGCTGTTAATGCCACGTCCGTGACGGTACCGGCGGAAATAACGGTATCCAACGCCCATGAGTTAACGCCGGTTTTTTTAAGGAATCCGCTAGTGCCGGTTAATCCTGCAATCGCAGCCAAGTCTAAGTCATACGCTTGTACGGATGACCCTATGTCCGTTGTTACCAGTAGTGTTTTAGAGGCTGGAATGGTTGTCCCATTGAGCGTGGTTGCACTGGATGACGTAAGAGCCGTGAACGCACCGCTCTGCGCTGTGGTTGAGCCAATAACCACATTGTCCATTGTGCCTAGCCCCACAGGAGCTACCGTCATACCACCACCGGGAAGCATGTTTATGCGCCCTGAACCAGTGGGTGACATGTTGATATTTTTACTGACAGGTGATGCAGTCAGTGATCCGCTCACTACTACGTCAACAAAATCAGCGTCATTTGGCGTATCTGAGCCGATATAATCAGGGGCTTTTAATACTTCGTTTACAAGCAGGTCAGGGGTGACTTTTTGAGTCACCCCTGTATGCACGATAGGCAAAACATCAACATTTGCACTTACAGCAGTTGCCGATGGTAACTGGGAAATCTTGATGTTTGCCATAACGGTTTACTCGTCTTCAGAAACGACAGCAGGAGCAGGAATCTGCGGGGATGCTTCCTGCTGGATCGCGTTAATCAGGGGTGCAACCTGTTCAAACGGCTGCTTACCGAGGTAGGTCAGGACAGCGTTTACAACATTGATTGACAGCTCAATTTTCTCAGGCATTGTTATTGCTCCATTAGGCTAAGAATTTCAACTTATACAGCGTGGTCTGATATAGCCCCACGATCTCATCGACGATATTCTGAATAGATGATTCATCACTCAGATTTTTCCTATTTTTATTGATCCATGCTAGATGCGATCTCAAAATAGAATCAACACTGCCATTAGCAGTATTCTTTATTTGGGGAATGGTAATCAGCTTCCCCTCACAGCCCTGATAAGCCTCGGCTATCTTGTCTGCAAACTCGATGATGGCGGGATAAAACTCACCGAGCGCCATGTGCTGGGCATAGGATTTTGTTTTCAGATGTTCCCGATGCGTGATATCCCTTGCCATAAACAGCAATGCGATAAACTCGCCCATTATTAGCTCCAGTTACCTAGTCATAGTTGTGGTTTAGTCAGATTTGATTAGCCAGCCACTTCCCAGTAATCTATCCAATTCTGTTTGATTATATGCGTCTAGCTCTCTAGGAACTGTTGTTGAAGGATCATAGACGCGGGTAATCTTAAATTCGCATTTAGATTTTGCAGGTTCTGCAAAGTCATCCTTTGATTCTTCAGTGTTTTTTTGTCTACCCATAACATTCTCTTATATAATATGGGGGGCTTGTGGCCCCCCATTACGTGCTGATCAGCTAGAGAGCGGAATAGCGCCTGCGTTCATCGGATCGTTGACACCGAAAGTGGTGACACTGGATGCGACAGGGAACGGACGTGTTACGCGCACTAGATAGGTGCTGTTACTAGGGGTAAGAGCACCTGCTGACGGATTGTTGATAACAATCGTAACCGTATTAGCAGCAGATACATAAGCGGCTACTGCATAAGCAGCCACGCCTGTAGCGCCACTAACGCTCACGTGATCACCAGCCGCTACACCACTTACAGTGGAAGTAAATGCGGTAGAAGCACCAGCAGCAATAGATGCTGGGGTAATGGTGGCGGTTACAACAGCTTCGCCACGTGTAAGTGACTCAGCTACAATATTTGGACCGGGATTAGACATATAACCTCCTATTAGCCAGTAATGCGGGTTGCGAGTTCAGGATAGACGGTTGACCATCCATAGAGAACGTCGAGACGGCAAGGCAACTGATCGCTGTTAATGTCGTACTGACGAACCAGACGAATCGAGATACCATCAGCCGAAGCACGGCCAGCCATATCGACACCCTGCGGCAAGATAAGGTCAGCAGTCCCCAGAGCAAATGCATCTTTGTGGAAAGCAATCGCGTTAGGCAGGTTAGTATTGACGCCAGAAATAACGGTTGCAGAGGCAGAAGGAATAGCACCGTTGGCGCTAGTCACGTTCTGGAACTGGCCACCAAACACCGGGGTCGGGAAGACCTGAAGACTGGTCGCACCAGCCCCAGCCGCCGCAGTGACCACGAAGTTACGCAGCGCACCAGTAGACTGACGATTTTGTGGGTTGACCGCAAAGACACCGGGAATAGTGAATACTGAACCTACAGGCAGAGTGCCGACAAGCGCAGAGATGGTCAGAGCAAAAGAGGTCTGTGCGTTATTTGGGATGGTCCCGCCAGCCTGTGCTGAAGTGGTGAAGCCAGTCGAAGACCCCGCAGCAAAATTGCCGACGTTCTGATCCATTGCGAAGTTAAACCCGAGAGTGCTATCGCCCAATGCACCTTTTTCAAAGATACGGGAGATAGTGCCGGTCGGATTAAACAGGTTAGTAAGGCCGGAAACGATACCTACCTCGACAGTCGGATCGACAACAATGTTGCGCTCCTCGTCAACCGGGGCAGCTTCCTGATTTAGTCTAGCGCGAGCAGCAAGAATAGCCGCCGTAGCCTGTGCCTGAGTAGGGGTGCCAGTCAATACGCCCGGAGTGCCGACCATATTGTAGACGTTCAAGAACTGTTGAAGCCCGTCATAGTCGATCTTATTGGCAATAGCCGCTACTGCTGGCTTGATGAAGCGATTAGAAAAATCACTAATGTTCATCGTCATGTCTTGGGTGGTAAACGCCATATCAACATGAAACTGGGTATCCAGTGTCAACGGTACATAGGTTTCAACCGAGGATTCGACCTGCAGTGCGGGGCCAGTGGACCCTACATAGCGCGGGGGTTTACGCAGATTGATAGTAGTACCGATTTTGGCACCCTCAATCGCAAACTTGTTGTCATACTGGCGAGAAACAGCGCGGGTGAAAACCAGATGATTCTGCAGAATACGCAGAGCTTCATTGGTAATCATGCTAATGGTAAGCAGATTATTAGTAGCCATAAGTGGCGCCTCCTAAAGAAAAAATAAAAGTGGATAGCCTTTTATTTCGTCCAGACAGGAGCCGCTCCCTCGAATGGTCTGACCTTGCCGCAATGATTCACGGCTAGATGAATCACTGGTGAATGCTTTATATCACAAAAGCAAAAAAGGCGCTAGTATTTCATAGCGCCTTCGAGGTAGAGCAATAAACAGCCTCCTTTTTGGGAGGCTGTTTAAGGTAACATAATTTACCGCTTATATTGGGCTTGACGTGCTGCCCTCTCATCAGCATTACGCGCTGCGATGTAATCTTCCGTACTCATTTGAGAGTAGTCCTTGGCATTTCCCGGCGTATTTCCTACTACAGAGATAGGCTTGATCGGCGTGGGCGTGTTGCTAATCTTGCGTGGTGCGCGGTTGATTATCTCGGCCAGCCTCATCCCAGCCTGTATAGGATTCATGTTCGCTATCTCATACGCAACATCCAAGTTTTTTCCAAGCGTGTAAGCGATCTCTGGCCCATTATCCAAGCCTAACAGCGCTTGTCGAATGGTCTGATTCTGCGCGAGCATGGGATCAGACGTAATTTGCTCAATCACTCCATCATAATCACTGTATCTGGCTCTCGCAGCCGCTTCTGCTGTCTCCAGCTTACGCTGTTGCTCCGCTAAAGCCTGACGCTGCATAGTCTCCTGCTGCTCTTGCTTAACAGCCTCAATAGCTTCCATCTTGGCTGATTCGCGTGTATACGTCATCATGTCACGCATATAGCGGGGATCGAACTCGCCGCCCACATAGTCATCAGCATTGGGCGCAACAGGGCCTTGGACCGCCTGTGGTGCGTTATTTTGCGAGAATTGGCGCAGCATCTGCTCTTGCTGCTCCAAAACCTTTTCAAGCCTCTCGGCCTGTCTGCGGGCCTCATGCTTATCTCGCGTTAGCTCGTCGATCCTGCGCTTATACCAAGGGTCTTTTTCGGCCTTGGGTTCAGGAACTTCTTCACCCTCCGATTGTCCAGCGTCCTCCACTTCCACCGGGTTTTCATCGGTGAGTTCGGCAGGTACATCGTCAATAATTGTTTCTGCTGTGCTTTCGATAATGTCATCGCTCATATTGCCCTCTAGTGTTTACTGTTGCTCTGGCTTCTGTGCGCCCGTTAGCGCGGCGGTATCGGGTTTACGTGTCATTGCCCCGGGTCCACGTGTAGCGCCTTGTGGTGCGCCTTGTGGTGGCTCTGGTGGTGCTTGCATAGCGGCTTGCATGGCCTGTTGCTCTAACTGCTCGAATTGCGCGTCTTCTTCTGCGAATGTTGGGGTAGTTTGACCAAGCATCTTAATCAGATTAGTCTGAATTAGCTGCTCTAATCCTGTGGTCTGCGTCATCAGTCCGGCCTCTGCTTGCATTCGCTTGGTCTGACTATCAAACCACTCACGTTCCTTGTCTTGAATGGCCAGTATCCGCTCATCACGTAAATACTGTAATTCCTGACTCATTTGCTCCATTTGGCCAGCCATTTGATCCATCATGCGTTGGGCCTGAATAACGCTAGGATCGACCTTTTCTCCTTGTGCTGTTGGCTGTAGTTCAGGCGGTAACAGCATTTTCAAGCGCTTGGCTATCTCGTCTGCCCCCGGCCAGTCCATATTCTTCATCATCAGGTCCCCGATGGTCTGGAATAGCTGCGGGTTAGCCTGTGTGAGTGCTAGCATCATGTTAGCCGCTTCATCGCGCTTGGTAGCGTAGCTGGGGCCAGCATCGCATACCACGTCATACTCACCTAGGCCGAGGTTGTAGATGCTATCTATCTCAGGGTTATCGGTTCCCGTTGAGGCCTGCTGTTGATTAGGGTCAATCTGTACCTCACGTGGCGTACCGTCCTCACCCAATATGCGCAGGACTCTAGCTCTGTCATACACTTTCGGGATCATGTCCAAAACAATGCGACCGACTTGTCTAATAGAACGGTTCAAGTTGTCTTGATAATGGAAGTTACCAACCTCGGATTGCTTCTGGCGTAGCAACAAAGCGCGTCCCGAGGTTTCGTTAGACTGATCACCTAAGCTGGGCTGATAGATCCCCATTGACTGCATGATGTCATTCTCTGCGAGTTGCAGAGCCTGCATGATGGCTGGGCTGGCCTGCGGAGGCATAGCGCGCTGTGGTGCGCCGACAGGTGTCCCCGCAATGCTTACGGGATCATACTCAAGATAGGCGAGAGACTCTTTATTAGCACGTCCCCAATTAGGATCACTCTCAAACTGTCCAGCAACCCCGACAAACGGGGCTTTGGGCGCTAGGGCTACATTCTCAGCATTGGCTGAAAGATAGTAGTTGTAGAGCCTCTGAGCGTCCTTAGCATTGCGTACAAGGCCGGAGCGGTAACACTTACCTTGCAGCCAGACCTCATGTCCAACAACGGGCACGATAGGAATGTACTTGGTAGGTACCTCAGTCTGTTCCAGCACCTTATCACCGATGCACTTAGCCCACATGCAGCGTTTGACGAATGTGGAGCGTGTCTGGCCTGATTCTGGGTCTTGTATCTCTGCTGGCTCATGATCTAGCCAGTAATATTCGGCAATGCGTACACTGTCCTTTGTGTACCAGCCCTGCATATCACCGTTGCCAGCCGCGTCGAAGTTAGTCTCGTCTACGTCTGGATATAAGCGCCTGAACTCGTCTTTAGGTATTTCCTCGGCTATGATCGCCCAGCAAGCGTCTGAGCCATCAGGTGACTTGCTATGTGGATCGTAATAGACCTTGAACGGATCAGGAATGCGGTCGATATATATTTCTTGATCGAAGCTAGTATCACTAGACCAGTCATTACGTACTCGGATATAACCAAGGCCAGTATCCACCTGCCATTCAACAGCGGTATCGTATGCTATGGCTGCATTACTATTATCCTGTATGTGATGAGCCAGCCCCATCAAGACCTCTGCTGTCTCTTGATCAGCGCCGTTAGAAGCAGGACGAAATCTGATGCTTGGAGTATTCTGCCTGATCCCGTTTACGACACGATCCCTAAACTGTAGCAGTCGATTGACTACTAGCATGGGCCGCTCTTTACCGGGGCGATTACGGTCATATTTCGCATATTCGGGCCACTGGTCGCCTAGACGCGCAAAACGCACGTCATCGAGCCGATCTTGTCTGTTAACAGATTCAAACTCTACCGCTTGCTGAAAGCGTTCGCGTATCTCCCTAAGTAGCTTTTGCTCGGGGTCTTGGTCAGACCCCCCTAAGGAATCCATCACTGCGTCTGTATCTAGGTTCATAAATCTCTCTCGTTAAGACATCCAAGACCCAGCGCCTTGGTCAAGGCTTCGCTTGCGCTGGATATTATCGTTTCGCATTGAGTCTATGGCTGTGGCCAGATATCTGAATGCGTCAGCACCGTGACTATATTCATCATGTAACGGGCCGGTCGGTTGATTAGTTGTAGCATTGATTGAGCGTCTATAACGCTTTAAGCACTCCTGTAATCGTGCTGTTTTCTCTTTGTCCATCCATACACGCGGAAATAGTAACCTACTCAAGCGTATCCCATGCTCTACGTCACCAATCGGAATCACCTCAACAGACCATCCTAGCTGAGTCATAATCTCTGCGGCTGATTTACCTGTGCGATAGTCCTTGCTGACAGCATCATGCGGTAAGTATACCTTACCCCAGTTATAGGGGCGCTGTTTTAGTGTGTTGCTGTACCAATCGAGCGTCTGATGCGTTTCCTCGATATAGTCAATGATGCGGGCCTCTGATCCAGACTTCTGCACCATGATAATAGTCATTGCGTCATTCCATCCCAAGTCAAACACGCAATGAGTCTTCAGGACTGGATCATGTGATACGCGAGTAACTCTATGGTCATCAATCAATGCTTGGTACTCGTCAGCATAGATAGCCCCGTCAACGACTGTCTTGGGCTTACCTTCCCATATCCACGCATAATCAGCCGCATTGTGCTGCTGGCAATGCAGACGCTCCTGTTCAAGCACAGCGGGGAAATAGGGGTTGTCGTTCCAATTTACCTTAACGACCAAGGCATTATCGGGCGCGTTAACTATAAATCTTTGATATGTGTCATCAGTATCTAGTTCTGGGTTAAGAGAAACCCATATCTCAGAGTTTGGTTTGCGGATAGTTGGCAGCAATATATCCCATGATTTCTTTGAAATCACTTGGCTTTCCTCTGCCCATACTATGTCGATGCCCTCAAAAGACTTAATGCTTTCTACGCTTTGCGTGGATAATCCAGCAAAATAAAACTCTGACCCATTAGAGCATTTGATTGCAGTCTCTGTAACTGTAAACAGCGCCCCAAAGCCAAGCGATTGAATTTGGTCAACCAACAGCTGGTGTACTGATTGCCTGATAGATTTTTGAATTTCTCGACAACACAATATGCGAAGCTGACGCTCTGCCGCTTGAATCAACAATGCTCTAGCGAAGCTCCATGATTTTGCCGACCCCCTACCGCCATAAAATACTTTATAGCGATAGGGTTCAAACAATCCCCTCATTTTAGCGGGAAAGTGAGCGTCAGTCTCTGTCATGCAATAGTCTGATATGGATGCAATGCTTTTTTTGCTTGCAAATAAGCCTCATGCGCTTTTTCTGGTGTTTTATGCGTACCAAGCCTTACGCATTTGCCATCGATGGTAATTTGCGCTCTATAATTTGAACCGTGGGCACACACACCTAACAGACCAACTTTATTTGGGGATCGTGCTTTTTTTTCATTTTGCATATTTTGGCTTCTTGTTGCTTCACGCAGATTTTCTATCCTGTTGTCACCTCTGATCCCGTTAATGTGATCAATGTCATGCTTAGGAAATTCGCCATAGTGAAGCATCCAAATTAAACGGTGCGCTGCATATTGCTTGTACTCGACAGTAATTCTTTTGTATCCATTCCACATCACTCTATACGCAGCTTTCCCTGCTGGACTATTGCCTCTTTGCTTTCTGTTGATCAAATCACCAGTTAAAGCGTCGTAATCAAAAAGCTCTTTTAATCTTGCTTGCGTAATCATATCTACCTCCGGTTTAAGGTCGGCTATAAAAATGCGAGACTGACTGTTAACCGATACAGTCGGGATGCCTCCCTGTCTCGCATACATCTATTTTACATCATTGAACTTAACAGTCACAGAATGTTGAACTGGGCCGCCATCTGAGCCAGTTACTTGACTCTTTACCTCAGAAGGTATGACCTTAGAGACAAGCGATAAATAAGCCTTGGGATTATCTATTGCTTGCTTTTCGAGATAAGCTTGACCACCAACAGCATCGAGAGACGCTATCAGCATGTTTCTCACGTCTGCTGTGGTTTTATTCGGTACACCCTTGACTCTGCCTTTGCCAGCATTAGGTGGCCGTCTAACAGCATTTGCTTCTATTTTGCTACCTTCACCCATTGTTCGCGGCCTCCACTTCATCAGCCATTAGCCATAACCTTGTAGCCAACTCATCTTCAGGCCTCTCCTTCCATTTCTCAATTAAGTTCGCTATGAAAGCTCTATGTCTATCTCGTTCTGCTTCTTGCGCGGCCTCCCACGCAGCCAGCAACCCGTTCCGTAAATTGCCCTGTAATAAGTCGCAAATGTTCTCGTCATGCCATTTGTCAAATTCACTCATTATCATCCTCTTTCACTTGATCAGCCATCATCCATAGCTGCAAAGCTAAATTTCGTGCGGATTTAGCGCTCAGTAAATGAGCCACTATTGATGCATCACTAGTCAATTGCAGCATAACACGCTCTTTTGAATTTGCTTCGCCTGGATTATCAATGTGAAATCCCACGCTACATGAAAGTTCACTCATCATCAGACCTCTCTAACCATTGATCGCAACTATGATCCGCTGAAACCTCAATAGGTTCTTGAAAGTGATCCAGTGCGCAGTTTCCTAAACGATACTCAGTCCTAATAATGTCATAAAACTCACAATACTCGCAAGTCTTATGGATCACGTGTCTCTGTTCCACATTGAACCTCTATATACTTTTCCAGCACATGCTGCGCTTTGAGTAGATCATCAATGCCTCCTTTGTGTCGCCAGCGGGTAATGTACTTTACTATTGTACCCTGAAACCAATCCAGCTCATTTGCTGCAATAAAATCCCACACTTGGATTGGGGTTTGGTAATGACTACCAGCAATCTGTTTATCGTTCGCGCTCATTTATCTCCCGTAAGCCCGCATAACCTTTGCAAGTCCCGGCTTACACTCTTTCAGCTCAGGACATATCCCATTTCTGTACACACAAACCGGAACCATGTGATCTGATAAGGCTGGGTCAACCTTCTTCATCGCTTTCTTCAGCTTCATCCACACTGACACGGTTTCAGGAGCAGAAGCATAACACAATCGCTTCAGGCTCATGTTTATCGCTGCCTGAGCGTTGATAAACATTCCATGATTCACGGGTGTATACCGAGTTTCCTCACCATTGCCTCCGCGATCCTTCCTGTTAGATTCTACAAAGTGGCTCACGCCGACATTATGCCTCACCAAGTGTACACTAACCAATGTATAGATGTTCTGCAACTCGATCCAGAATGTTTGCGTCCTTGCGGGTGAATGTTCGCACCTGTATATCTTCTCCAGCGTCATCTCGCTAGGCTTCATACCTGGCTTGCGTGTCATATCACAAGCTCTGCGCATGATCCGCTCATCGACTAGCTTTTCTATATGGATAGTTGTTTTCATTCCTCTTCCTGCGTTACTCATACATAATACTTGACTATATGCCCGCAATCCTTGCAAACCATCCTGTAGTGACTGTAGATGTATGAATCGTAAGTAATCACCTCCTTTTTTGCCATGTTAGCCATCTCCGTCATGGTCAGATGTTTCTCTGGCGGGGGTATGATGATTTGCTCATGTAGCACGTCTGTGCTGTCACATGCGTCGCAGTGGATAATGATTTTCTCATTCATTCTCCCACCTCTATTACGTTGTCTTTCTTAATACATAGCCGTTCACTACGAGAGGTCTTAGCTACCATCGTGGAATACTTACTTGGCACTCCACCTTTTGCTATACACACTTGCGTGAATCTATTCTCATCCTCTAATGTACTTAGAAAGAGCAGTGCCATCAAGAAAACGGCCACCACAATAAAGTTTCCTATTAAACTCATTCTTCCTCCTTCACAAAGATACCATCACTGGTTAAGTATCCCTTTCTATCCTTGATCATCTCATAAGCATCATCTAAACAACTTCGCAGGTCAGTCCCCAATAGATCAGCACCTATTATCAATGTAACAAGGATATCCCCATAGGCATCTCTCGCTTCATCTTGAAACCATTCTCTATCTACACTGCACTTATTTAGCGCAGTAAGTAACTCGCTTACTTCCTCAAGCGTCTTTATAGCCTGAGCCAGCGGGTTACTGTTAGGGATAATCTTTCTCGCCTCTGCCCATCGGAGGACCTTTAATTCTAATGTCTGAAATGATTCGCTCATTGCTCCTGTCCTATTATCTGTTGTTATCGTCATCAGTTGCTTTCATTATCAACAGCATTGCAAACGCAACCAATGCTGCGATAATAGTAAGCGATATGAATAACTGCTCTCCGCTTATTGAGTCTTCCATCGCTCTACCCTTGTCTTATGTCGTCGCACCGACGACCCACGCCATCCACTACCTCGTACCTATTTTCCTCATAGATTGTGTTTAAGAGATCGACGATTTCATCAATCACGCTAGGGTCATGGAACTTATAGGATAGCAAGTCAACATCTGCATACCCGTCGCCCTCCAAATAGTCCCCCATATCGTGACAAAGGCGCAGCATGTCGCCAGTATTTGCCATCATGTAGTTACACAACGCAAACTGTACAGCCGCGTTTTTCGTCAACGGTTCGCGTTTAACGTGGTGATCCAGGTGTACGCTTTCGCGCTTAGTGTCGTTTAGCAGTGAATAGTATATGCCCATTATCTATTTCTCCATTCCTTGATTACACCTATTGTTTGTCTGATCTTCATCAGTGCCATGTCCGGCATCTCATTATCTATTGACTGTGCAATGTGATGCACTTGGTCAATCAAGTAATTACGCTGCTTGGTTATCTTGAGTGTATCAGCAATAGATTCATCGTTATCCCACCACTGATCGAAGTTAGCCATTATTCCTCCCCTGTTGAGTTCTTGATTAAGTGCCGCCCACTGAGTACCAATCAGCGACGGCGTGGTGTTTTCCAGATCAGTGTCGTGTCGGGGCAAGCCCCTAGCTGGTGCGACTTAATCCGGCGGGCCATACAACCCGCGCTGTACTTCAGCGATTGAGACAGCTTGCAGTCCGTCTACGCCTGTCATGCTGACTTCTGTTCCCCTGAGCATGAAGCGGGTAGCTACATATCCCCGTAGCGGGGCCAGATACCGTCTGGCGCGGGGTTAGTTGGTCCCCGGTAGATTTTTGATCGACTCCCACCCAAGGATGAAAAGTAGATTCCGAGGACCATTATATGGCGGGTGACAGTACGGCTCGTTTTGTTAAACCCTATGGATTTAAGACCGCCTGTCACCCATAAACTCTGGTTGTCGTTTTACCCCTGCAACCACAGGATTTACTGCGCTTACTGCACAGGTTATGCAGTAGGACGGAACGTATTGTACCACAGTCACACCGGACTACAACAGCCCTTGCTTGAACCGGCCTACCTTTCTTGATGTAGTCCACAGGCTCAGACTCTCCGATCACGGTCCAATGTGTATACACCTTACCCTCCACTTCTAGCCGCTTACCCATGCAACCTCCGCTCCCTGTCCTTGGGATGATGGGAGGGTAAAGGACACCACCACACCCACTGGCTATCTGGGTACCAGACTCCGATAGTAGCAGCACCTAGATCAGTCTTCCATAGGCACTTAGCATTCTTAGGGTAAGGGCCGTCCTCTACGTGTCTCCAGTAGGGCTTATACTCTGATACGTGCGTCATTTCATCTTGCATACTGTCACTATCACTCCACCGTTTTTTATAGGTTCACCGTAAGCAGCAGCAATCCGCTTAACCTGCTTGTCATCCTCAATACAGGTTCCTTGTATAGCGTCTAGCAACACCTTAAGACAGTTGTCCAGGTCAATGCAGACTTTGCTAGCTATCCCGGCTGCTGTTAGCTTTGGAAGAAGCTGTATTGTAACTTCAACATCGCCAGCATACAACTCGTTACAGGTGATCTCGTTGTACAGGTCCTGTTGCTTGCTGGCCTCCTTGACGATCCTCTTGAATGCCGTTGCTTCCTTACTTGGGACAGTTCTGCCTCTGAAGGTGCGCCAATAGCGATTGGTAGAGGGTGGGTAAGGGAGGTGTAGTTGGACTAGCTGCATAGGGAATTGACAGGTTGTGATATGTGTGGTTAGAATAGCACACGGCTGAGGACTGACCCCTCAGCCAACATAGGCATACGGCGTAACGCTCGCACGCAGTCGGGAAACCTCTCTCCCGATCAAGAGGATCAGGATAGCTCTTTAATCGGCCTTAGCGCCATCATCCTGTACCCTGTAGCCCGTGAAGCTACGAACTCCCTCCTTAACAAGGACAGGCGCGTAGTTGACGACGCGATAATATACGCAGGCCGTATATTGCTTTTGTGTGAAAAACCGTTTCGGATCACACGAAAGCTAGTCTGTCATTTCATTTGAAATGAATCGTTTTGTTGGGGCCCGTGGACCTGCCGGGTAACCATCACTGTGCGTTAACATGTGAATCACAAGGGGCTGCTCTCTATATCCTTCTGTACAAGCGAAAGAGCAAGCGCTAAACAATCTCTAAGTGTTCGATCCGGGGATCACTCCCCGGATCGAACTATGTTATAATGAATGCGTGCGACAGAGGGTTCGAAACCTCGTTAGTCTGGTTCACTAACAGTCGCACTTCCTCTATGAACCGCCAATAACCAAGGAGATCACGTATGCTTACACAAGCTCAGCTCAAAGAATTACTGCACTACGATACTGAAACCGGCCTGTTTACATGGTTGACTTCTAAACGTAACAGCGTAAAAGCAGGAAGCATTGCTGGATGCAAAAAGGAAAATGGATATATACTGATTAAGATACACAATAAACGATATAAAGCACACAGATTGGCGTTTCTGTATGTTTATGGTCGCTTTCCAGAAAAACAGATTGACCATATCAATAGAATTAGATCAGATAATAGGATATGTAACTTACGCGAAGCTACCAATCAGCAAAACTTATGGAATCAAAGTATACGAAAAGATAATACCTCTGGTTATATTGGCGTCTCAATGTTTCGCAAAAAATATGTTGCGCAAATCACAGTTGACAGCAAGTTGATTCATATAGGAACATTTGCTACAGCCGAGAAAGCTGGACAAGCATATCTAGCCGCTAAGTCTGTATATCACGTTATTTAAGACAATAAAAAAGCTGAGGGGTAAATGGTTACCCCTCAGCTTTTATGTATCTACTGTTTACGCAATCACACAAGTATTACTAGGCCGACCCCAGCGATTAAAGCCCATATGCATTACGTGAAGGTCAAAGAATAGAGCATCACCTTTGCTGCCTAGCGCTCTCTGTTTCATTATCTCAGCCTTGCGAACGCCCTCATCGTCAGTAACCTCAATCTCAGTGTCTACGAATGCACGTATGCCTGACCACCCTCTAGCACCAGACGCTTGCATTTTTCCAGAGTGGTGAATCATCATGACACTGCTAACAGTGCTGTTCATGAGATAATCAATACGGTTCATCACTGGCCCCATGTCTTGACCCGCATTCTCGTTCGCACCGGAGCTGATCCGAGCGAGTGTGTCTCCGATGATTAGTGCTGCTTTGCAGCCCCTCATGTCCTCCGCTTTCTTGATAGCTGCTATCACTCGTTCCACGTCGCGGTCATCAGTGAAAAAGTTAACCGGCTTCTGAATAAGCAGCATATTGTCCAGAATGCAGTTGTGATACTTCATGTACGCTTGCAAGCGCGTTCTGACGGTCTCAGGGCTTTCAGTCGCCATATAGACAACCATGCCTTGCTGCGTGCGTTTCCCCAAAAAATCTGTGCCACGACTGACAGCAGCCGCCATGTTCAGCGCAAAGAATGTCTTACCTGAGTTTGAGTTTCCATATAGAATGCTTGTGTTTCTAGCAATCAGCACGTCCTCAACCAGTTCATCGGGTGGGCTAAAGTCTGTTGAAATCTCATTCGCAAAGACAGCGCCGATAGAGTCAAATAAATCCTCGTCCTCTCTCACGGGTGCAGGAGCAAATGGATCAAAGGTCACATATTTCTGCGCAGCGCTACGCACTAACGCAGGAATCTGTTTATAGCGATCTTTCCAGCGCTGGTCATGCTCTGCATCGCTGGCTTGCATTAAGGCCTTGAGATGATTCACAACAGCACCGTTGTGTGCTCCTGAAGCGCATAGAGACGCGGCGAGGTCTCTTAGACTATCATGGTACGTATCACCCTTAAGAATGCGCTTAACGAGCTCTGCATGTCGCTCATGTGGCTGTCTATCTACAATCTCCCCTGTTGCGGTATCTACATGGCTACTAGACCTAATGTAGTGAGCAAGGCTCTCGAAGTGCTGGAGCGGACACAATGGGGCTGTGCGCACTATATTGTCAGTGATGGTCAAGTAACGCTGGCTACTGTATAGCTCTATGGACAGTCCGTCATAGCTTCCCTTGACTCCTTGAAGCAATGGGGTAGCGTATCCAAAGGCTCTTAGGCCTTTCCCTGACGGACTGATGCTGACATAGCTCGCACCCAGATGGTCCAGCAAGTGCATGGCAGCAGGGTCGATCACGTCATCAGTGATGCAATGGTCAATGTCTATCCCACACAACCCATCACCATTAAGCACAAAGCCTATCCCTAGCGCCTGCTCGCACTCCTCATAAGCGGTTGTCGCTTGGTCAAAGCTGGCCCATGTGTCCGGGTTAGTGCTGCTTGCACGACTGTTTATGTACTTAGCGTCGTAAGGGATTTTCCCCTCTCGCCACACTACCCACCTGTCTAAGTCCTTGAGTTCATTAGGAATGTTATCGTAGTTCATGCTCTATCCTCTGAAGAAAAAACGGGTGCAAGTCTACTACACTTTGTAGCTGACCAAGCAAGAGAAATTATTTTCACTTTTTTTGCTTCAGGGGGGTTGACGTGCTTGCTGAGGCGCGTACAATACCCACCAAGCCAGATACATGGCGAACCACACAGAGGATAGGAAAATGAACTTCAAAACCGACACACTGTTTCTTGAGCTAGTAGCAGCACATAAAGCAGGGCTTAAAATTGCACGTAAACCGGGGAACCGCTCTGCTTACGCGGCTCTGATTCAAAAGCAAATGAATTTACAAGAAAAGTTGATGATGCAGTATGATGTTTCTTTCATACAATTAAACGGCGCAATGATCAGCGCATGATTGACGACTTTGATCAACCAAACACAGCTCCGGGCCAATGCCCGGACTGTGGACAGAAGGCGGATATATGGATTGCGACCAGTCAACAGTACGAATGTCGGTTATGTGACTGGAAAGGTAGAAACCCAAATAGAGAGATAAACAATGATACAAATAAACAACACTAAGCACCTGCAAACTAACGGCGTTAAGGTCCTTGTTTACGGACAAGCGGGCGCCGGGAAAACTACGCTTATAAGCACGGCTCCAGCACCTATCGTATTAAGCGCGGAGGCTGGGTTGCTTTCACTGAGGGATTACGATATTCCTTACATCGAAATCCGCAACATGGATGATCTGGCTGAAGCCTACCATTGGGCGGCTGAATCTGAGGAAGCTAGCCAATATCAGACCGTGTGTCTTGACAGCATCAGCGAGATTGCAGAAGTAGTGCTGACTGCTGAAAAGAAGAAGAATAAGGACCCCCGCGCAGCATACGGGGTTATGCAAGACACGATACAGGACTACGTGCGCAAGTTTAGAGACTTGTCCGGTATGCACGTATACTTTAGCGCAAAGCTAGAAAAGGTACAGGATGAAATGGG